ATCAATTCTAGTATCTTCTAGTACATTTACATATGATCTTAATTCGTCATCACCTGAAATCTTAGACCAACCATCTGCTGGTGTATATAAAGCGTGTGAACATTCGTGAGCTATTAACATATCGTAAACATCACCACTTTGTACTTTAAAGATAGGTAATGTTAAGATACGATTAACAGTATCAAAACTTGCTGTTTTAACTTGATTGTGTTGAATTGTAATATTCTCAGTAGCAATTAATTTTGCTAATTGAGATTTTGTATCAAAATTTATTTTAGTGTTTTTCTGTGTAGTCATACGATTATCCTATACTAAAACGCTTTAAAAGTCAAGCCTAATAATAATTGTTGATTTTACTTGCTTTTTTGATAATATATGTTCTGGTTATGTTCTATTTTGAACGAATCATCTACCAACTTGTTGTAAATATTTGGCTTTTGTTTCTTCCCAGGTCATATAGATTATATCATCATAAAAATGTGTTTCTGTGGATACTCGATTTTGTTTCTTTAAACCAGCTAATCTCTTTTTAGCATACTTGTTTTTCCATATATCAGTTAATGCCTCTACTGAATTATCAAATGCTCTAACTAGTTTATCTTCTTTTATTTCTTCTCTTAAAAATTCTTTTGTATTATTGTACAATTCACCAAAGTAAATACCTCTAGCGTGTTCTGATTTAATTAATTTCTTATCAATACCTAGTTGATTATATGTAAAAGTATGACTTCTATTTCTATGATCTCTTTTATGTGGTTGACCTGTGTCTTTCTTTGCAACATACCATTCAAAGTATTTTCTAGTATGTTTTTTCATTAACCATTGTTGTATCATTTTTCGAGTAGGTTTAAGTGGTTCGTATGATACAGAACCAGCTGTCCAACCCATTTTCTTCCAATATTGTAATCTATCGTATTGTGATAATGGTATTTCTTTTGTTTTACCATATAAACTTGTAGTAGTTACACCAACCAACTTATCTTTATATTGATGTTCCCAGGTCTTTTCAACTGTATCTGATAAACATAATAACGCAAGTAATTTACCACCAACCAAGTTGTAACCTAAGGGTTGTATCGGCACAATGGTACTACCAATGCAAGTATGATTAATCATTCTTTGAGTTTTAGCTTCTCTTTCCCAACCAATGTAATTATCTCTTGGAGTTAAATCTAAAAAGTCACTTGACATACAAGTTACACCAAGCAATTTCTGTGTCTTCTTATCTCTAATTAGAAAGTTTAAATTTCTACCAATATTACTATTGTTCTTCATTGTAGAAAGGAAAGTTCTCATACCATTCCAAATAGCTGGCATTTTTGAACCTGTAATAGACTTGACACTATCGCCATCTGTCCATAATAACTCTGGTTCTAAATCAATATATTCTTCGGGGTCTTCAGGTAACCAAAAGTTGTTTTTAATCTCTTGTAATAATGCACCTTGTGTAGGGTCTTTAAGAGCAGGTTTATCATCAAAAAAACTGTTTGTTTCTACTGTAGGAAATTTATCGTGTACTTCACACCATTTTTGATATAGCGTATATTCTTTAACGTCCATAGCTGATACATATGATAAGTCTTTTACTAATGCCTCTTTTAATATATCGTCTTCTATATCTGGTATTTTATCTAAAGGCGTATTATCTTGCCAACTTTGCCATTGGTCTTCAATAGACATTCCTTTTTTCCAACTATAACCCATTACTATATCCTATCAAAAAATTATTAAATTGTCAAGCTTTAATGATTTTTCTGTGCTTTTATATTAAAATGTATAAATCTAAACGAATCTGTAGAATTTTGACCAGTAAAATGATGAGGAAAATATGAATTAAACAATACTAATGTGCCTGGACTAGGTTTAAAATTAACTTTTTCTGAAGCTAAAGTTACAACATTTTCGTCTTTAAAAGGTAACTGTGTCATAACTTTAACAGGCCTAGGATCATAAAAAACAGGAAAAGATGTATTCTCACTACAACTAATAAAATAAAAACCTGATATATGATTGCCACTATGTACGTGTGAATCGTGGTAACCGCCTTTAGCAAATTCTTGTACCCACATTTCTGTTATGTATAAATTATGTTTTTCTAAATCGTATCCTTGTTGATCTAATATATTAATAGCCTCGCTAGTTACAATGCTACATAAAGGTAAAATTTCTTCAAAATGAGATATACTATTACTATGGTAAACGTGACCGTGGTTGTCACCCACATAATTATCTTTTAAATCTTGTATTACTAAGTCTGTTCTTTTGATAATATTAGGCAACAAATTTGGTAATTGTTTCACATATATACTTGAAGGAAAAAAATCTAATCTATTCATTTTAATTCTAATTGCCTTTCAAGGTCTCCAAATTTTCCTTTTGGAAAAAAATTAAAAGCCATAGTGTATCTTAATTCATTTGTATTACTTATTGTAACACTATGATATAAATGTGATGGAAATAGTATTAAACCACCCTCTTTTGGTTTAAAGGTTATATTATCATTATTAAATTCATTTTCTATATCATATGAAAGTTCTATTGTTCTTGTAAATAATGTTGTATTTGTTTTGTGTATTAATAAATCTCCTGAATTTTCTGGTATTTTAATAAAATAAACACCACTTATCAAACAATTTGTATGATCGTGTATTTGTGCCCAATCTCCTTTTATGTGTTCATTTATCCAAGAATTTTGTAATTCAAAATTATATTTTTTTGAAACGTTTAAATTTTCATAAACATAATTATTTAAAGCTTCAAGTATATTAGTTTTTAAAGGTTTTAATTTTTCATCATTTAAAACATACTTATCAACTGTATAACTACCATTTTTTGAGTTCATTCTTTCATATCTTGCTTGTTTAGCAAACATCAATACTTCATCTGTTACAGGAATAGTTTCTGTATATATTGGTGTTGGAAATATTTTATGAATAGTTGGCATAATTTTATCTTGTTATTGTAACTTATTAACCAGTTCTCTTTTTTTCTGCATTGCGTCTATTAGCTTTTCTGCTTTTTTATATGCTAAGTCTAATTTAAACTTACTGATACCATCAATAAAAGTTTTACCTAACATATGTTCATATTCGTGTTGAAATATACGACTCATCATACCGTCTAAGTGAGCTTCTTTTAATTGACCATTTTCATCTTCATATTTAACAACCACTTTACGAGGTCTTTTTATTGATAAGAAAACAAAAGGAAAAGTTAAACAACCTTCTTTCATCAAAACCTTTTCATCACTACTTTTAATAATCATAGGATTGAAACAAGTCATTTTTAATCCATTTTCTAATTCTGGATGACCACCCATTACAAACATATTAAATGGAAGACCCACTTGATTGCAAGATAAACCGATGCCACCAAACTTAAACATTAATTCAAACATCTTATCTGATAACTCTTTTCTGTCTTTAAATCCTTCTTCTTTCAACATATCGTCCTGAAAAGGTGCAATTGCTGATAACACTCTTGGATCGTTTGGTGATAATAATTTATATTCTTTCATTTTTTCTCCTTCATTATACTTATACAGGTTGTAATCTTGTAAAATTATGTTCTTTTTCAAATTTAATTATATTGATAAATTTATCAAATAGTATATCGCCTTTATGTGATATGATAAAGATGTTTTCTTTTGGTAATGTTTTAATAATTTTAAAGAAATCATCCGTGCCTTGTCCGTCTAAACTACTATCAAAAATTTCATCTAATATTAATAGATTTGTATTGGTGCTGTTTTTCATTTTAGCTATTGATCGCCAAGTAAATAACAACGCTAAATCTATTCTCATTTTTTCACCCTCACTAAAACTATTATAGTTAAAATTATCTCTATATCTACTTTTTATTGTTTCGTTAAATTCTTCATCTAAATTAAAGTTAACAAAGAAATCCATTGATTGTAGATACTGATTAATTAGAGTATTCATAATAGGTAAATATTTTTTAATTATTTTAGCCTTAGCACCTTTATCATTTAATATTTCTCTTAATATATCTACATATTGTTTTTGTTCTAAAACATTTTTTAATGCTAACCTGGATACTTCTAATTCATCTTTTAAAGATTGTAGTTCTTTTTCAATTGATTTACCATCTGATTCTTTGTTTTCTAGTAACATAATTTCTTCGTGTATCTTATCACTATATTTTTTAATTTCATCCATTGAAGCATTTATTTTAGCTAAATCAACATTTAACTCTTGTATTTTTTTAGATACCGCTTCCATTTCTGATACTTTTTGTTCTGTATTTGTAATTTCTTTTATCAACTTTTCCATACCATCATTTAAAGTTGTTATTTTACCTTTTTCATATGCAATTTTTTCGCCTCTAAACTCAGCTTGTAATGGTTGTGTACAAGTAGGACAAGTATCATTCTCTTGGAAAAACTCTAAATTCTTTTTATGTGTAATTAAGTTTTGTTCTATTTTTGTTTCTAATTTTGATAATTGATTAGACTTTTTATTAACATCATCTTTATTTACTAATTTGTTTTGATAATCTTCTATTTGTGTATTTACTATTGTAATTTTTTTTATATATTCCTGTAAATCTTTATTGTTTTTTTCTAATAATTCTTGTTTATAATCTTTATCGCCAGTGTTTCTGTTTTTTATTTCATTATAATGTTTTGTTTCCAAATCATATTTTGATTCAATTAAATCAGCCTTGTGTTTTGTATCTGTTACAAGTTTTTGTAAATCTGATTGTTGACTTCTTAATATCAAGTCCATTAAACCAAAAACTCTTATATCTAGTATTTCTTCCACAACTTCTCGTCTATAGCGTGGTTTCATTTTCATAAATGGTTCGTATGATGAAGAACCTAATAAAACAACTTGTAAAAATGATCTGTAATTTAATCTCATTATATTTGTTTCTAAATATTTTTGATAATCAACAGTAGAAGCTTCCTGGTTTATTAAACCTGTTTCGTCATATATTTCAAATTTGTTTGGTTTAATGCCTCTAATAATTTTATAATTCTTTGTGCCTACTGAAAAATGCACTTCTACTTCCGTATCACCGTCATTTATTGTATTAACTATCTGTTCTTTTTTAACTAGTCTAAACGGTTTATTAAATAATACAAAACATAAAGCGTCAAGTAAAGTAGATTTGCCTGAACCATTTTTACCTACAACTAAAGTCGTAGGAGCTTTATCTAAATCAATTTCTATTGGTGTGTTACCAGTAGATAAAAAGTTTTTATATTTTATCTTTTTAAAAATTATCATTTCTCACTAGCTTCCTGATATAAGTCTTTAGCAAATATTTTTAATTTGTCTTTATTTAATTCTGAGTCTATTTGGTCTATATAATTTCGTAAAAAAGTTAATGTATCTTCACCTTGTTCTAATATATTATCTGGTACTGTTAAATTTATATCTGTACTTAAATCTTCTATAATGTTTATTTCGTGTACATTTATTTCATTATGAAATCTATCTATAAGTTTATCAAAAGAGTCTGTATCTGTTTTATTTGTGATAAACAATTTAACAAAACAATCCTCAAAGGAAGATATATCTACTTTACTATAGTCTTCCATAGAATCATTATAAAAAAACTTTCTAAAAATTCTCTTTGGATTTACTACTCTTTCTAACTCTCGTGTATCAGTATCAAATACGTGAAAACCCTTAGGGCATTTATAATCTGACCAAGTCATTTCGTATTGAGCACCAAGGTAATAAATTTGGCCATCATCTGACTTTTTGTGAAAATGACCTGAAATAACTTTTTCAAATCTTTTAAATAGAGATTTATCTAAACCGTGTTCATTTAAATGTCCTTTGTGCATTTCAAAACCTTTAATCTCTAAATGACCCATTGCAATTTCAGCTGTTGAATTATCAATAGTATATAAACTATCTTCATAATTATCATCACATATCCAAGGTAAAAGTAATATATCAAGTCCGCCAAAATTTACTTCTTCAGCAGACTTATATACTTTGCATTTTTTATTAAGACTTAAATTGTCTAATGCGTTTATATCATTTGTATTTTTGTAGTAAGTGTCGTGGTTACCTATTGTAATATGTGTATCAATATCTAACTCATCTAATCTATTCCAAAATATTTTTTTAAAATTATATGCTGTATTGTGATTAATAAATTTTCTTCTATCAACGACATCGCCTAAATGTATTAATGTTTTTATATTATTTTCTATTAAATAAGGAAAAAACACTTCATTATAAAAATGATTTTGATAATTCTGAAACGCTGGCGAATCATTCCTAACTCCGAAATGGGTATCATTTAATAACGCTATTTTCATTTATTATAACCTAAAAAATTAAAATTAATGTTAACACGACATTTAGTATTAGTACAATCTGTACTGGAATGTGGCACGTGAGCGTCAAATACTAAAAGTCTATTTTTAATAGAAGCTATTTTTTTATCACCAATAATGGTATAACCATCATTATCATTTACATAATAAATTGCACCAATATTTGGTATATCAGGCAAATCAATATGACTAGGATGTATGTTTAATTGTTTCTGCGAAGGATATAAATTACCTTTCATTCTTAATAACGCACTGATTGATAGTACATTTTCAAATTCTGAATACCATCTATCAAATAAATGACTATTAGGTCTATTGCCGCTATAAAAATTATGTGTCATATAAAATAAATTGTCAACATTATTTTCTTCATAGGCAATAGCTGAAGAATAGTGCCAAGCAAAACTATCTCCTAACATTACATTATATATTTCTTCGGATAGTTCTTTTGAAAGAACATTATCAATTACATCATATATCATTACTGTATAAAAAACTCTAAACTAGCTTTGCTTGATCTTCTTCTTGTTTTCTTTTTTGCTGATTTAATACTAACAACTTTTGCTTTCTTTGAAGCTGGTTCCGTTTCAACCATTGGCATATTCTTTTTTAAAAACTCAGTAAATTGATTTTTAAATTCTCTATCTTCACCAGGCATTAAAGTTAAATCATCCATATTAGACTCTGTTAAAATTTTATGTTTTATAACTGTCTGTTTTTTTTCTTTTTGTATTCTTCTAATAAAAGCATAATAAATTATTTGAGTAAAATAGGCAAATGGATTGTTTGATTTCTCTGGATTAAAATTATCTAAGTATTGAAGACAATTCTCAATACCGTCTGAAATCATATCGTCCCTAAATGTATAGTTAATAAAATTAGGTCTATAAGATAAGTGGTTTGCTATCTTTAAAAAACATTCACCAATATAATTGGTAACTAGTGGTTTAGGTTGTTTTTCTTTTTTTGCTTTATTAACAGATTTTCTATAAGCGACCATAGCCGCTAAAAATTCTTTATTACTTACGTAATGTTCTTTTTTTTGTTTGTTGTTCATAATATATAATATACTATATCTTGTTCAAATTGTCAAGCTTTTACATTATTAATTCACACTCTACAGCCTCTGCTTTGCCATAATCTTCAAAGTTCTCATTATATAATTTAAATACTTTTTTTTCTAAACTTTTTGGCGTCCCTTTAAAAGTAAAATTATATTCGCAATATTTCATTGGTTCGTCTGAGTTATAAGTCGCTTTGATATGCCATTCGGAAAGGCTTGACTTTTTCATAATTTTATATATAATAGGGTATGTAGCCCTTTCAAATGGATAGCTTTAATACCTAATGTATTGTTCCACCATCATCTGAATTATCTCTAAACTCGTCCCACAATTCATTAAACTCATCATTTTCTTCTTTATTCATTGTAATAGTAGGTTTCTTTTCTTTTGTAGGCATATCTATTTTATCATATTTGTTAGCAATTTCAATATAGTTTTTACACATAACACCAGTAGCGTTTGTGATTGTCATTATTTTACTTTTTGGAATAGTAATAATTTTATCATTTGTATAAGCTGCCCATTTAATTAAAGCAATATAATCTTTTAAACCTTGTGTAGTTAACTGTGAAATATATTTAATTTGTAGAGGTTTTTCTATTCTTAAAAGTGGTGATCTTTCCTCTAATTGTTCTTTAGGAAAATTACATACAATGTCGTCACCATTGTCCAGTTTAATTATTTTAATCTGATCCATATAATTATTTAGGCTAAATCTATATTGTGTATTTCATATTCAAATTCTTCACTAGTGTAAATATTAACTCTTTCTCTAAAATGTTGTAGAGTGTAGTTTTCTTTTCCCTCATAACTTACATCATCTGATATATCATAAAGAGTTGCGTGTGAATTATTATCTTTTAACCGAAGACCACGGCCAATACTTTGTAAATTACGGATCCTAGACTTTGAAGGACTAGCAAAAACAATATTGTGTAAATTGCGAATATTAATACCAGTGCTAAAAGTACCGTAACTAGCAATAATGATAGCATTATCCGATTTCTCAGTAATCTCTCTAATATTTTCTCTTTCATCTGCCTCTACTCCTCCGTGAACAAAAAACACTTTTTTATCTTGT